TAACGATATCTTTTGGACCTGGTCTTAAACCATCCATATGCTCACCCATATATATGACACCATCAATATCGTAAGAATTGATAGCACCCTCTGGTATCTCTTCCCAACCTTCAAAAGGATTGTTACGCATAATCAGTTTCTCCAGCTTGGAAAGTATAAGGAAGCTTTTTAGCAACAGGATTGTTATGTGAAAGCTGATCTGATGTAAGATCAGTCAACTCACGTCTTGCTAAAGCGTCACATTCAGCTTTTGACTCTTCAGTTTTAAGTTGAAGTGGCGGAGTCTTTTGAGTCCATGCTGATGGACCACGAAGGAAACCAACAATACCCATTTCAGAAGCTACCTTACAGAATCGAATCGCTGATACCACAACACCACCAGAGTTTGGCGAATCTTGTACTGCAAGACGACCAGTTAATTCATAACGAGCACCGCCAAAACCATAGGCTACAATATCAAAGTTTGCGATCTTCTGATCTGATCCAACATAGTCGCCACCTGGCTTTTGTTGAACTGTAAGAGAAGGACCAGCAAACAAGGTCATACCAGCAGATTTCTCATTACGTACGGTATTCTGACCTTTCAAAACATTTTCTTTTGAGATATGTTTGTTATGAAGGCGTTCTACTTTCGCCATATTCAAGAAGTCTGTATTTGCTGTACGACCTGTACGAATATGCTCTTGGCCTTGAGTAGAACCAGCAGCCATATTCGTTTGAATATGTTGAGTGACCATAAGACCTGAATCTAGCATGGCACCTTGAAGAACTTCAGACATACGTGAAGCACCCCAAGCTGATCTCATATCAGAACCTACAATCGTAAGACCAGCATCGATAAACTTTTGTTCTACACGCTGTGAATCTTTGGTAGAAATCAAGGTTGGAATACAGTTTACAAAATGACAACCAGCTTTAATTGCTGCGTCCATGTAAAATTCAGAAGCTCTTTCTGAACCGACTGGAAGATAGTTGATAACAACATCAACACGGTTATCGATGAGCAGTTGTCTGATTTCGTCGAACGAAAGATGACCTTCCGCACCAGTTCTAAATGATACTTCTTCAGGATAGTCAAGCATATGTGCTGCAATGCCGTCATACTCTGGACCAGAATAAACTCTAGCCTTTGGTTCAATACAACCAAAACCGTTTGAAGTATCGTCAATAGATGCGACATGATCCATAGCGCAGTTAGGATCAGCTCGAAGAGCTTCAGCTAACGGACGATTTACTTTACGACGGTCTACATCGAACCCAATTACGAATTCTATATCCTTTGCTTGATACCCACCGATATCAGGATACATGAGACCAACTTTATCTTCGGGATTCTCGTTATAGTATTGAATACCTTCAACGAGAGACTTGGCGCAATTGCCGATGCCGACAATGCCGACGCGGATTTTTGATGACATATTTTATCTCCTTTATGTCAGTTTATTAACGTGAGATTTCTTGTCCGGAGAGGAGTAGCTCACGATACTGTAATTATATCATATTTAGATATACTTGTAAACGTTTAATTACGTCAGGTTCAAAACTTTTATTGTTAAACTTTCTATTACGTGGACTTGGGTGAGGTGCTGAAAAATGAGAAACGCCTAATTTCTTAAAATAATGTGACACATCATTACCAAGAGTTATTATTTTGTTATAGTTAGAAAGATACTCTGGTATAAATGTTTCATTAATTTGTGCATTCTTACCAGAGGGTGAGCCAGGTGAAAATAGATTTACGAAGCTGTATGTATACACATCACATTCACCCAGCCACTTGTTTATTCTGTTGATAGTAGGTGAGTTAGACCTTGTTTTATTAGGGTTTGCACTATGACCTACTACGAGTACTTTTGAATCATCCATGATACGTCTTCTTGGAGTTTCTTTATATCTTGTCTTACTTCTTCTAAATCACGTTTAAGTGACCACACATCCGTTGTTGGGTTTTCTTTTGCTTCTTTTTCAAATTGTTCTTTAATCCATACCTGTGTCGCTGACATCTATGAACTCCCATTCTATGTTCGCTTCTTCGAACATCGTTTGTGTTAACTTCCACGATTCTGTCCAATGGTCAGGAATATCCTGTTTGGGCATCACCACTCTTCTAATTCCAGTTTGTATTACGCCTTTCGCGCATTCACTGCAAACTGGTAAACCCCATACATAAAGCGTAGCTCCATCTAAAGATACGCCATTGTACGTAGCGTTATATATGACGTTCATTTCAGCATGAACGACTAATTTGTATTTGAGATCTCGATCTTCATAGCGTTCCGCATAGTCTTCGATACCTCGTGGAAAACCATTATATCCTTGAGCGACAACACTACGATCGTCTACAGCAATAGCACCAATTTTGCGTGAAGGATCTTTCGACCATCCAGCAATGCCTTTTGCTAACTCAAGAAATCTGATATCCCATTTATTTGACAAGGTCGAAATGCCTTTCGTATACGTGAAGATTTTGTACTTGCCATATTAACGAACCAACTTCACAGTCAACTTCGTTGGCAACCATGTTCATTACATAACGCTGCCAAGCATAATCATTCTTATATCCAAACACGACATCGTTTGACCGCATTTGAACAACGGACTGTAAGTGATTGTCGCGAATATAATAGCTGACAGCATTAGTACATATGAAATCGTTTTTACCATTTTCATCAAATTCTGTCCATATCGATGGACGATTATATATCATTACAGCACGACGAGAATCTGGCTCATGATTTAATTCGTTGATGACGTTGTCGAACTGTCTGTAGTATTTATCATCGAAGATGAGTTTTCCATAATTAGAATTAATTTCTCCGTATTCATTTGCTGCATATTGCCAAGCTGTTGGAGGTTCATCTTTATATCGGATATCGTTGATGTTAGTTGAACACCCAAGATACCAATCAAGCTCAGCGTCAATATAAGGAACATTCGGCTCGCCAAAGATCGCTTCCTCATCAGCGATGAAAGACGCACCGATAAGTTCGATGGTCTTCGAGTTTGTTCTATCCACCGTGAAATTTTCATCTCGTAACTCCTGAATAAAGTATTGACGAATGTCATCAACTGTTAGCATCACTTACTCTCTTTCTTAAATCGCTTGTACTGAAGCGATGATCACGTTTGTTATAATATAACTCAATGCCACGACTTGCGCATGTAGCACGACCTGTAAATTTACCGTGTTTGTACTCTTCACCAATAATTCTGACATCGAGTTGATACATTTTTAATATGTCTATCAAGTCATCTTCAGTCTGATATGGTACAATCTCATCTACGTATTTTACAGCCTGTAGTTGTGTGTATCTTTCAACTAATGACTGTACTGGTTTGTTTTTTTCAGAACGATCTACGGAAGGATCGACTTGAAGCGCACATATCAAATGGTCGCATTGCGTCTTAGCTTCTCTAAGCATTGCAATATGGCCAGCATGTAACAAGTCAAAAGTACTAGCTGTCAGCCCGACTACCATCAAGTTCTTCTTTTACTTCAGTTTTATTTTTGATAGGACGATTAAACATGTCACGATCTTCACGTTGACCTTCCATCTTACCACGCATATAAGCGACAGCAAAAGAACAATAGTTGATCATGTCCTTGTATGTATCTTCCATAGACTCGTAGTTTGGATTATTACCAGACTCGAGTAACGAGGTAGCACGCATAAGTTTACCAACGATTATATCGTGAATGGTATCAACACCACGACGATAATGCATGGCTTGAAGCACGCTTGATTCATCTGACTGATAATCTTCAGACTTTTTAGACTGAAGCTCAGCACATTCTTGTAAAACTTTAATTGATTCTTTTCTAGACATTATACCCAACCTTCTACATTCCAACCAAGAAATTCTTTTACCCATGCGGCACCAAAATCCATACCACAAGCGATTACGATATCTTCACGTGGTGCAGTGTCCATACGTTCGATAATCTGAGCAGCGCGTTTGATGTCTTCTACGTCACCAGTTTCTAAGTAACGAGCAACTGCTTGAAAAGTGCTGTGATCTTCAGCATACATTTTAGCCATATCAGGATCAGCTACAGCATTTGTTTGATAATCGCGAAAAGTATTACCGATAAGATTTTTGATATTTTGCATTTTTAGCTCCGTTAGTTTTAACTCTCTATTTATTATATCATATTCGGAGGTAAATGTAAACAATTATTTTCACCTTAGAGTGATTTTTTTTGACTGTCACCTTTTACAACTCTGTAGTTGTCTTCAACGCTGTCAGGCGTACTGACTTCTATAATCGTACCTTCTTCTATACATTCTATCTGATGAGGTAGCAGTGGTGGATTATGCCAAGTGTCTCCAGTTTTAAGTTCTTTAGCTCTAACATCAGCGTTCTGAGTCTCAATCCATATAACTCTAAACTTACCAGTTAGCACGTACCATGATTCATCTTTGTCCTTATGAAAGTGCATAGAGAACTTAGCACCTTTATTGAATTTCATAAGCTTACCGCAATATAAATCGTTAGTTGCCCAGATCAATTCGTGACCCCAGCCTTTTTCAACAAAGCCTTCGAGTCTAGTCATTGCTAATTCTTTCTATCATGCCTGTTGTACTAAATCCTTCAACTGTCGGTATAATGATAACTTTTGCGAGATCTCCTCCAACTACAGACCAGCTTTCATAATCGCCGCCTTTTGTAATTATATCTGGTCTCATTTTCTTTATTAATTCATATGGAGTGTCTTCATCAAAAATAATTACCTCATCAACAAATTCAAGACTTTCAAGTAGAAACTTTCGATCAGTTTGATTATTTATCGGTCTGCCTTTACCTTTTAATCTACGTACGCTTTCATCTGAATTTAATCCAACTACAAGTCTGCCGCCTAGCATTCTACTTTCTTTTAATAACTCAATATGGCCACGATGCAGTATATCAAAGCAGCCATTTGTAAACACTAGAGTTTCTAAATTCAAATCTTCAGGTTTTACTATGTAAACACCTTTATGTTGTACACTTATTCCAGCCGCAATATTTGCCATTTTACAAGCGTGTTCTAATTTGTTACCTCGATCTATATAGTACGCCATCACAGCTAAAAAAGTATCACCAGCACCGGTAACGTCGTATACTTCTTGTTCTGTTGTAGGATATACAACACCGTTAATCATGTATCCTTCTTTGCCAAGAGTAACGACCATATTTGCGTCAGTACCAGTATCGTACTCTTCGTATTCTTTCTTATTTGGCTTGATAATGTCAGCACCAGAATATACTTTCAAATCCTGTTTTGGATCTACAATTATGTAGCAATTGTTTTCTTTTAATGCTGTGATAATTCTTTGTGGGTTTTTAAGAGTGCCTTTGTTATAATCACTGAGTACGACAGTACAATCTTTGACATTTTGTTTTACGTAGTCGTACAAATTAGAATTGTCAATTTCTTTTTCGTAATCTATTCTTGTAACGTAATGGCCATCGGCATAAATGCGCTGTTTTACAGGATATTCAGAATTAGTAACATCAACAAGTTGAACGTTTTGAGTCAAGCTTCTGATATTGTTATAAACGTTTGCCGCGCCACCGTGCTTTCGTTCTTTATCGACAAACTTTACAACAGGTACTGGAGCTTCAGGACTCAGTCTTGTACTCGTGCCGTAAATATATTCGTCTATAAGTATGTCACCAATTACTACAATCATGTGTTTTTATATACGTATTCAAGGGCTCTATCAGCTTCTCTGTCCATTGGACGATTTGCGTACCAATTACCAGTATCGAGGTCAAGTTCTCTGCAAAGCTGAGATATTTCAGCAGACGTTATAGGGTATTTATTACGTACCGCGTTACCAGCAAGAGCTACCATGATCTGATACATTTTATGATACCAACCGGTATTTGCGATTAGTCTGTACTCTGATTCGAGCTGTCTTGGAAAGAAGGGACAATCGCGATAGGACGACCATTGAACATCAGTCTTGTCAAGTTTTTGTTTTCGATGCTCGATGATTTGTTGTTGGATTTCGTCTGGGAGTCTGTCGAAGAAGTTGTTGAGGGTAGTTTTTTCTGCATAAGGATACTTAAACATTAACTCATCAGGATCAATAAAAGAACCGTGATCATTGTGGAATATAAAGTTGTCAGCATTATCATACTTTGCAGGTATGTAATACATGCGAGACAGGTCTTTAGTTTGTTTGTCTCCGAGCTCGCCAAGTTCAGTTTGAAGGGCGTGCCAAAAAGCTTTAATTCTCTCATTCCGTACAGTCTTTGTAAGTGGGAAGACAAGACGAAACTTTGGCATAGACTTCGTACTGCTAGCAGTTGAATAACAAACAAAGTTATAATGACCAAACTTATCCATAAGTACGTCATATAGATCTCCATCTATTTCAAAATCATCTACATCTACTGCACACCAGCCAGCCCACTCGATTACATTTTTATTTGCACGAGTCGTATCTTTCTCATATACAGCAGGAGACATAAGCATTGCGTCTTTTTTAGACGAACGTTTTACGTCAGACAAATCAAAAAGAACTCGCACGAAAGCATTCCAATTTGCTAACGAGAAGTTCTTCTGTGTCTTGTTATCGAAGATACTGTTAAACAGCGTCCCCGAGATTACCGGTGTTGTCATAATGTTTAGGTCCTACCCAACCTTCAGGTTTAATCAAATCTGGTAGACCAAGCGGATTTGGTCTGCTTTCTTTTACGCCAACTTCTTTTGCCATGTTAGCTGTATGTACAGCTTCCCATGCTTTTTGAGCGTCAACACCAAAGGCATCAAGAGTGCCGATCGCGATAACACAAAGATCTATTAAACCATCAACAACTTCAGGAGCGTTACGATCGTAAGTGGCTGCTAATTTTGTCTCATTCAATTCTTCTTCAAGAAACTTAATACGAAAGTCGAGAAACTTCTGCATAAGATCCTTGTTATTTTTATTCTTTTCCATCCAGTCGTGTACGCCGTATTTAGCGTGCATGTCATGAATGTCATGATGCCAACGAGTCATTACCATAGGTTTCATAATAATCTCCATTCATTTACTATATTATAAACTATTTTCACGTAAATGTAAACAGTCTCAGACAAAAAAATCCTCGAGAGTTGCTACTTCTTCTGGTTGCCAGCCAACCGCGTCAAGGATAAAACGTAAAGGCTCGAGGAACGTTTTATCGAACTGCTTATCGTAATCTATATATCGATGAAGTTGCATCTCAGTTGGTAGGTGCATAGGAAATGAAATGACATTTTCTTTGATATGATTTGGGACTTTAAGATACGTAAATTTTATCTTATCGCCGTTACCGATAAGTTCGTATTTGTCTGTCAGTCCTCGAGCCTTAGCTTCTTTGTTATATAATAAGGAACCTCGTACGTGAATAGGTGTACCTTTCTTGTAGACAGTTTTCCTATCAGACCAGTCTGTAATCTTCGTGACACCCCGTGGAAAAGCCACTTCTTCGGGTGGGAGTGATTTGAAATCTTGTTTGAATTTCTGTATGAAGTTCTGTACATCCGCTTCAGACGACTGAATGATAAGCTTGAATATTTCTTTAAACTTAGATCGACAAACCTCAGGGGTTGACGACTTAATGGCCTCAATGCCCATAATCTTGAGCTTAGGTTCATCGTATTGTACTCCTTCAGAGTTATGTACGTTGAGGATATACCGCTTCTTTGCTGTCCATATACCACGATCAGCGATAACTTCACGTTCCATAACCATACGATTCTCAAAGCAATTCATCTCTTTACAGAGATTAGCAAGAGTTTTCTCAAGCACTTTGCTAAAATGTTTATTACAAGATTCATCTAAGAACTTAATTGGATCCTTTGGATTAAATTTCTGTACAAACTTTTCGAAGTTAACATAAATAGAATCCGTGTCAATTGCAATTACATAATCGTCTTTTGTATCGAGAAGTTTATTCATCTCGTCATTGATAGCTTTTTCGCATGTTTTGATGACGTGCTGACCGGTAAGCGTGATACCTTCAGCTACTCGAAGATCGAAGTATCGATACCACTTGTTACCGATAGCACCGAACAGAGAGTTCATCAAGATTTTTACAGCCATTTGTTTATTGTTAAGAGACGCGATCTGTTTTTCGATTTCTTTTGTAGAACCTTTTTGCTGTTCTTTCTGCCATTCAATCATCTGCTTCTTGACATCTTTACGTTCAGCATAATACTTCTTAACAAGAATAGGAAATACACCTTCACGACTGTTATCGAAGCCGACACCGTTTGCCGCTTTCGACATGTTTGTACTATTCATAGTCAAAGTTTCTGGCGACATGTTCCATTGCGCAATGATGTTAGGATACAGAGAATTCAAATCAAAAGAAACTACCCAGTTATGAGCGCCAACTTGAGGTTCTTTTACATGGCCACCAGCAAACTTAACATTTACGGATTCTCTTTCTACACGATCTGGCGGAGCAGGTACAGCAACTTTACGTTTTGCTAGTTCACGATAGATAATGGAATCCCATATCGCTGTAGTACCAAAGATATCCGTAAAGTTTACACCAGCTTTATAGGCAAGAGTAAAGCCAAGACCGATAAGATCAAGCTTTTCGTCCATGCGATCGATAAGTTCGACGTCTTTAATATTGTAATCAATATAAAGTTGATAGTTTTCTTTGTAAAGATTGCGAAGAGAACCATATTCTGAATAAGACAGTTTCTTTTCACCAAGAACCACATGAGCAATATGGTTGAGAGAGTATGATTCTTGAGGACCGTATGAATAACCAAATTTCTGAAATAGATCCATATAATCAAGTTGACATATACCAGCTATTTGTTGAGCCTGCATGGTTTTCGTCTTGAGCTTTACAGTTTTTTCGCGAATAGCCCAATCATTAAGTTCTTTATGCCAAGGAGATATAAGCTTCTTAATATCAGTACCAAACAATTTTTCAACGCGGTTGACAATGTATGGTATATCAAACATTCGTATATTCCAGCCAGTCAATACTTCTGGATAATTGGACATCCAATACTTGAGAAACCTTTCCATAAGTTCGTACTCATCTTCGCATTTTGTATATTGAACACGAAGATGAGTATGGGGAGATTTAGATTTATCGTAGTCACCGCAGCCCCATACACGATATATGGATTCTTTGCTCGACTTAATCGTGATGGCTGTGACAGGATGAAGAGCTTCGTCAGGTTCAGGAAAACCGTCTTCTGAATGTACTTCAATATCAAGGTTAACTACATTGATAAGGCCTGGAACGAAGTCAATTTCGTTTGGAAACTTTTTCTGAATAAACTGCCAAAGTACTCGATCTTGGCCGTAGTACTTGAAGTTTGATACGCCTTCGTATTTTTTTCTAAAGTCGTTAAATTCTCGATAAGATGAAAATTCAATTGGCGCAACTGGCGTACCGTCAAGGGCACGCCAGTCTGTTCTTTCTTTTGTCGGTACGTACAGTTCTGGTTCGAGTTTGTATCTTGTCATGACGGGTTTGCCTTGATGATTGTACCCGCGATAAAGAACTGAATTACCGTACCGATCGTAATTTGTATAAAACGACATGTAACCTCCTATGCATTACTATTATATACTATTCGGAGGTAAATGTAAACGTTTTTTTTATGGTTTTGCAGCGTCTAATCCTTCTACATAATCCATCATGGTAGCGAGAGCGCCATCATCAAGATCGCCAAACGGTTTAAATTTACCGGTCTTGATATCATGTGCGATATGTTCCGCATGAGCTGCAAGATCTGCAGGCATGTTAGTCATTGGAGCCATAGCAACCATGCCAGTATCCATACCACCCCATGTATTTTTCTCTTCCCATGTACCATTCATAGCTGCTTCTACGCGAGCAACATAGTAAGGGCCCCATAAATCGAGAATAGATGTAAGTTGAGTATTAGGAGCAAACTTAATCATGTCTGACGCTTGGCCAAAGCCTTTGATACCTTCGGCGGCCGCCGCTGCAAGAGGTGCAGGAGAATCGGTATGTTGTGTGATAATATCGGCGCCACCAGCCATAAGAACTTTTGCTGCGTCTGCTTCTTTTGGCGGATCGTACCATGTGTTTACCCATACAACATCAATATCAAAATCTGGATTTACTGATTTTGCTCCAAGATAAAAAGCGTTAATACCACGAATAACTTCTGGAATTGGGAACGATGCGATATAACCTGCTTTACCTGTTTTTGACATTGTACCAGCAATTACACCTTGTACATAACGACCTTCATAGAAACGTGAAGAATACGCAGACATGTTTGGTGCTGTTTTATATCCAGTTGCGTGTTCAAACAGGACGTCTGGGTTTTCTTTTGCGACTTTTAGTGTTTGTTCCATGTAGCCAAATGAAGTTGTGAAGATCATATCAACACCTTCGGCAACCATGGTATTTAGAACGCGTTCTGCATCAGGTCCATACTTGACGCTTTCTACATATACAGTTTCCACTTTATCGCCAAACTCTCTGTCGATAGCTTGACGTCCTACGTCATGCATAAATGTCCAGCCATGATCTCCAACAGGACCAACATATACGAAACCAACCTTAAACGGATCGGCCGCGAACGAATAAGACATTGTTGCGAGAAGCAATGCTCCCGCAGCTAATAGTTTTTTAAACATTTTTACTCCTTGAGGGTTAACATTAGATTGCGAAACTTTCGCCACAACCGCAGGAAGCAGTTGCATTTGGGTTTATTACTTTAAGATACGAACCACCGAGTTCGGTGACGTAATCGATCGTACAACCAAGTACGAACATTTCAGCCATAGGATCGACAACAAGATTATCTATAGTCGGAGATTCTTCAGTCGTGTCCCAAACATACTGAAAGCCGGAACAACCGCCACCTTTGACAGAAAGGTAAACATTCGGTTGTCCGACTTTCTTCATATATTCTCTTGCTGATTCAGTGAGTTCAAGCAAGTGCTCTCATCCTCTGTACAAGACGTTCAGCTCTGTTTGGTACCTGATTATACCAACGAGAATCTACCATCTCGTCAGCAGCACGGGCCCAATCTCGATCGTCTACAGCGGCTTTCATCCCTTTAAACTTAGAAAATCTCGGATATCCAAGGTTAAAGCACATGTTGGCGATGATGAGCTTGGCTTCATCGGGAAGGTCGTGAAAGTCATCATAGAGGTGTTCGCAATCCTCAATCGTGATTCTAATATCTGATTCGAAGACTTCAGCAACTCGTTCTTCTGATACAGGTTCGCCAACATCCCATCCATATTCTGGATCTTCTTCTCGTACCAAATGACCGATGCCAAAAGTAGGCAAACCAAGATGGTCAAGGTAAATTTCATATACCACTCCTTCATCATCCTCTAAATCTTCTTGTAGTCTTTGTAAATCCATAATATCTCCTTATGGCAATCCAACATAGTAAGGTTCTTTATTAGGATCCCACTCATGTCCGTATTTTTCTTTCCAAATTTCGTATTCGTCTTTATATGGTGTTTTGCAACCATATCCTGCTTCTAGTTTATATATTCTTGTACCATCATTATCATACTCCCAATCTCTTTCTGCAGGATCGGGGGACTGCACATTTATGTCGTTCATTAGTTCCTCTTAAAAAAGCTGTTTGGTACCATAGAATCTGGAGGAGTATCGTGACATCGACAAGTATCACAGTCGCAAAGTTGAGCTTTATCTGTCATACCAACACCCATTAGTTCTTCACAACGTGGTTGGTAACAATGACAGCCATGGCCGCAAGCGGCACAGTATCGAGTTGATCCTTCCATATATTCCTCCAAAGTTAAAAGGAGCACTTGCGCGCTCCTTTCTATTTATTTACTTAGATTTTTTGGTGTCGCTTAACCAATCCGCCTCGTGCTCATTCCATGGCCACATTATAGTTCCCCTAGAAGTGCTTTGAGTTTCTTCTTTGATTTGCCTAATGCCTTTGCCTTCGCGATTGCATCTTTATTAGATGTGTCGTGATCGACTACGACAAGACCAATCATGCCCATACCTTTATGCGGTGTACACCAGTAGTAGTAAATTCCAGGAACAGTAAACTCAATGCTTACCTCTTTTCCATTTTTACTTTTCTTTGGGATATCAAATCCATCGGGTGCTGCAATGATTTCAACATTGTGTCCTTTAGATGTTGGTACCCATTTTACTGTATCACCAGTATCGACATGAACAATCTCTTGGCTATAGACCATTTTACGGCCTGCGCCATCTTTGTTGAGCATTTCTACTTCCACTGTTTTAGCGTATGCAATATTAGACAGTAGAACAAATGCAAAGATTGTACCAAGAAGCTTAATCATACCCAAATCCCCTTACGACGTAGTTCTTTCAAACGATTCTCAAGATCTACAAGATCATAAGAACTCGCAAGATAATCGTTTACAGGATCTTTAGGCGTGAATAGTTTAACTAGCCAATTCTTTATAGTTGTCATTTCCGTTTTCCTCGTTTCCAATTAAGATTTTACGAGGCTGCTTTTCCGCAGGAAGGACGACTTCTAAGCTGACAGTCAAGATTCCGTCCTGTAGATCCGCTCCGTTTACTTCCGTATATTCGGACAGTCTAAATGACTTTTTCCAGTTTCGAGCACTGATACCTTTATGCACATATTTGTTTTGTTCTCTCCGTGCAGGACGATCGCCTTTAATTGTAAGAACTCCGTCATTTACTTCGATGTCTATGTGTTCTTGTTTAAATCCAGCCACAGCAAGTTCGAGAGTAAATTTAAATTCATCCTCTTTAACTACGTTGTGTGGTGGATAGTGGTCCTTCGCATGCTTGTGGATATTTTCCAGCTGATCGAAGATGTGGTCGAAACCGATGAACCCACTGCGTGGGTAAGTAAATCCAGTCATATGTACCTCCAATGACTTGCAAGGTTAAACGAGACCCGATTATTCGGCGTCTCAAAACTATTTATACATGATAAGTTATAGTTGGACCGCAATTTTTAGAAGTTGTTTCAACTACTACTTTTTGATTCGATCTATGTGGTAAAATTTTTTTCAACCACTTTTCATGTGTCAATAGTGTACAGTGAGCATTCTCACCGTTAGGCAACACAGCCTTTGCAGGCCCTGTTGCAATTCTAAAATACACGAGCTTTGTAGCATGTTCAAAGATATCTTCTATAGTTTCATCTACATGCTTTATTGGTATGTGTTCCATAACGTCAGTGTTTATTACTGCATCAAATTTTTTAGATGGTAGATTACTAAATTTTGAAATAGCGGGGTCATATTTACAAAGGTTTTCTTCTTTTATTTTCCAGTAATCATGAAGTTTATGTTCACTATATTGTAAACCATGACCACAACCATAATCAAGAAGAGTTTGTGATTTTGTTTCTTTGATTAGCTGTTTAATCATATCTTTAGCCGCTACGACAGGATCGTTATTACCGTATCCGCCATTCTCATAAAATATTTTGTATTGATCAATGTAATCATTCATGCTCGCCACCTGGGTCACGTGAATCAAGTTGAACTTTTTGTCCATTGACCCACATGTATTGGCGACTGCGACTTACACTGTGATATCCAGGGCGCAGGTTAAAAAGTTTTGGATTACGTTTAGCTGTTTCAAATGTGGCTACTGTGACTACAATTGCGGCTAAAAATAAAGCATGAGCAATCATACTGACACCCATGACAACTAAGCTTCCCATATACATGGAAAACACAATACACCACATCCACGCTAGTACTTGTAACACCATATGTCTTGTTGAAAGGTCAGGAATATGTTTAAGTGGATTTTTATCCATATCCATTACACCATTCCAACTGTCGTAAATTAGTTCTCTCATTGTTTACTTCCTATATTATATTTTGGACAAAGTTCCCACTCTTGTTTTTCCCGATATGGTATAATTTTAATTTGTCTCATGGGCGCTAGAGGTTCAGATACAGATCCTTCGATACTGATTAACCCCCAGTCGCTCATGAGTTGAGCTATAGTATTACGCCGTGCGATGTCGTTTTCTTCTAAGTTCGATTTCTTTCCGTCTAATAAAAATAGCTCTTTAAAATGTACGATAAAATATCTGCCTTGTTTGTGTAGTATATGGCAAGATTGATATAACTTTTTGTCTTTGCGAGATGCGACACCGATGCGAGTCAACGTTTCGCGAACCTTTAAGAAATCATCTGGCTCATTCAACGTGACTTCAAGCATAGAGCTTGGTGTCCATTCAATAACTTTATTTTCTTCCACCTTTATAAACCTTCTTTTTCAATTCATTAATCTGATCTGATGTGAGAAGGGTCAAGGCTGATTTGGCTTTTTCATTACTATAGCCATAATATTCTTTGACAGCTTCCACGTCACTTACGGTCTCAGGTTTCATAAATTTCGAGAACCGCTTTTTCTTTCTAACTATATTTATAAAAAAGTCAAATTGGAGACGGTTATCGATATGATGGTTAACATTCATCTCATTCGCATATAAAACAGTATCGTTAAAATACGAAAGAGAGCGATTCACAATAAAAGAATTGTAACCTTTTTCAGCAATATCATCAATCATAATATCTTGTTTAGTCATGTTGATAGCATTTAAATATTCAAAAGGATTCATAGCCACCAGCCCATTTTAGATCCATTGTGTATAATAATCATAAAGCATGCTGCAACATGTAGCAGCCACCAAAAGGTTCGTATTGCGGCAACGATATCTGCCTCTTTATCATTCTCGCATACCTTTTCACCAAGGTGTCTAGCCCATAATCTCCAAAAGCTTTTCATCCAAACATCTCTACGCCAGAATCGTTTTCAATAACCATACTAAGAGCAATCTCAAGATGTCTTTTGTTAAATGCAGCAGTATCAGCACCTTCGTTAAGATGTATGGTACCTGAATAAAGCTGTGGTACTGTTCGATGATTATTATCTTTCAAAAATTTTTTTCCGTTAGTGTCATAGCTTACATTTATCTCTGTGTAACCATAACCCCAACTGTCAAGTTTCTTTTTCATCAATACACAATATGGACAATGATCTTGCGTGTATAATCTAATTGAATTCGACATTAGCCATTACCTCCGTTAAACAAGCGACAACGTTAAGTTCATGATCCGCGACAAACGCGTTCTTATACTGATAGTCAGCAAGGATTAATACAAGTTGTGGTATCGATTGTGGTGTAACTTTGTCAGTCATACTATCATAGACACCACGAAATATCGCTGCTGCATCTATATCTATATTGTTGACAACCCATTTACGCATGGTTTTGAAATCTTTATTTTTTAATGAGACAAATAAATCGTCAAAGGATCCAGTATTATCAACAGCGCTGCTATCAATAGGGCCCAAAACAGAACGTCTTTGTAGTTCATTAAGTACTCTCCGCCAGTCTGGAAAAAACTTCATAATCAAGTCAGCGAGCGCTTGAGGGCTGTGTAGTGTTATGCCTTCAGCAAGCAGTATTTCTTGACATCGAGTCATAAACTCGCCACATAATGTAGGTTTATCACCAGCATTAAATTCGTATACGCCACATCGAGAATGAAGCGGTTCAATAATACGATTTTTAAAATTACAGGTAAGGATGAACCTACAGTTGTTTGCAAACTCTTCGATAAATCCACGAAGAGCAGGTTGAGTTGACTGCGGGTTCAGATAATCTGCTTCATCAAGTATTACAACCTTATAGCCACCTTGAAGAGAAACAGTAGAAGCGAACTGCTTGATTTTACCGCGAAGTGTATCAATGTTACCGTCTTCGGAACCATTGATCATAATCCAATCAAGATTCAGTTCGTTACATAAAGCCTTGGCGATTGTAGTCTTACCAAGACCCGCAGAGCCAGTGAAAAGCATGTTTGGCAATTCACCGGACTCTACGATTTTTTTAAATGTTTTCTTCAGTTCAACTGGTAGAATACATTCATTAATAGTTTGCGGGCGGTATTTTTCCACCCATAGATAATCGTTTGACACTTACAAGCTCCATTACAAA